AATATACTAATATTTAAGTATTATATAAAAAAAAAAAAAATTATACATTATTAAGAATGTCAATGATAAATATGGATGAACTACTTGAAGATAAACAAAAATTACTTGATAGAAAAACAAAAATATATGAAGAAATACTAAAAAAAAGTCATCATAGAATTAAAAGTGTTTCAAAGCAAAATCCTATTATAGGTTATTGCCTTTATATTATACCAAAATTTATTTATGGTATTCCATTATATAATCTTGGTGAATGTGTTAAATATTTATTTGAAAAATTAACAGAAAATGGATTCAAGGTTTATTATACCCACCCTAATTTACTTATTATTTCATGGTTACACTTAAAAGAAAATAAAAGAATAACTAATACTGTATCAAGCTCAATGAATACATCATCACAAAATAAAGAATATAAAGAAATTGAAAATTATAAACCAAGTGGAAATCTTATATATAATAAATCAAATCTTAATGTATTAGGTTCTAAAACAAATAGTTTATTTAGATAGGTTTATTTAAGTTTATTTATTGAGATAAATTAATTTTTAATCCATTTTTACTTACCAATATTTTTGTGGCAAGTTTGAATAAACTTTCTAATACTAATAATACAAAAACACCAAATATAACAAATAATATAATATCGTGAATATTATTTTCCTTAAAATCTTTTTCTTCTTCATTATCATTATTCATTAAATTCATTAAAAAATTAATTTTGTTATTAATTTCACTTATTTGTGATACAATTTTATTTGAATTAGAATTAGAATTTGATATATCTTCTTCTTGAACAATCAAAGAATTGTTAGAATTGTTAGAATTATTATTATTTTTATTATTATTATTTTTCTTATTTGAATTATTCTTATTAGAATTATTATTTACTGGTACATAATAATCATTCTCATTTTCCATATCAGAAACTTCTTCGTCAGAAGAATTTACTAATTCATAATCTGAAGAGCTTTCCATTGGTAAATTTTCTTCTTCACTATATTCAAATATTTCATTAGGTTGGGAGTTTCTTTCATTTAAATTGTTGTTTTGTCTTTGATTTGAATTAGGATTTGGATTTGAGAAATGTTCAACATTTTCTGAGAAAAAGGAGAAATTAGAAAATCCAGGTAAGTTATTATTATTATTATTATTATTATTATTATTATTATTATTATTATCATTATCCATTGAATCTAATAATTCAAATGTTCCTTTCCTTGGATTATAAGAATTAATTTGTAAATCTCCACTATTACTATCAAATCTATTCTTCTTTTCATTACAATTTATTTTTTTCCTTCTAATTTTACTTTTTTTAACACAAGAATTTAATTTATTATTTATTCTATTTAAATTTTTATTTGATCTTTGATTTTGATTTGGATTTAAATTAATATTTTGTTGATTTATATACGTATTTCCAAATGCTTCATCTAATGTGCAGTAACTCATTATATATATATTAGAAATTATAAATTAAAAAAAAATAAATTATAATCTATTCATATTTACTGTGAAAAATCCTTGAAGATTTTTAAATGCATAAAATGTTACTAATACAAAAGGTATTATTGGTAACACCAATAAAACCAAAAAACCTATTAATATTCTTCCAAATGTTTTTAACATTTTTTTTAATCCATCTAAATCTCCATCATCTTTAGAATTCTCTAAGGCAGCTTCAACTTCAGCTGCTTTGGAATCCTCATCTGCCTTTTCAGCATTTTCAGCATCTTTTTTATTTTGATCATTTTTTTTCTTTTTATTATCTTCTTCTTTCTTTTTTTTATCTTTTAATTTTTCCTGCGCCAATTGTTCTTGAGCGCTAGGTTTCCCCCCAGGAGGCGCTGGCATACCTGCTGGAGGCGCTGGAGGCGCTGGAGGCGCTGGAATACCTGCTGGAGGCGCTGGAGGCGCTGGAAGCGCTGGAATACCTGCTGGCATACCTGCTGGCATACCTGCTGGGAGTTTCCCTCCAACATTTATTGTTTTAGGAATTGAAAAACTATTATTTAAGGAATTTAAATTTAATTTTTTTAAATAAAAAGGTAATACTAAAGGATCATTTATAATAATTTGATGTTTTAGCGTTAATTTATTTTCAGGAGTACTAATTACTTCACTTATATTATTCAAACAATTATAAAATAAATACAAATCCATTAATATAAAAACATAAAATAATTTACATATAAAATCATAATCTTCTTAGTTTAAACATCATATATTTCATAACACCAAATAATCCTGCCATAGATACAAAAAATGGAATGATTGGTGCTACCGAAGCAAATAATAACATACCTGCTAATTTTGTAGCCTTATCACCAAACCATTTTATTACACCCATAACAATATCTTTTACAAAAGTCAATATCCATAATAACCCAGCTGATCCAGCATCTTCGGCTGCTTCATCAGTTCCATCTTTATCTTCATCATCTTCAGGTGCGGAATTAGTTGTCGATTCTTTTGGCTCTTTCTTTGGTTTAGGTTTTCCTCCTGGTGGTGGTGCTGGCATTCCTCCTGGTGGTGCTGGCATTCCTCCTGGTGGTGCTGGCATTCCTCCTGGTAGTGCTGGCATTCCTCCTGGTAGTGCTTGCATTCCTCCTGGTAGTTTTCCAGATACAAATGCTTTTCCAGCTAAACCCGCCCCACCGATTTGGTGATATTTTATTCTTTCAGTATCAAAATAAATAATCATCTTTAGAAGATATACTAAAAATTCTAGAATTTCTTTAAATTCTACCATTAATATTAATATATATTAAAATTAAAATATTTTATCATTATAATTATAAATAATGAATAAAAGTTTATACTATGTAACGTGTATATTACTAATATTAGTTATTGTTAATGTTCAAAACCTTAATAATAAAAACAAATTTAGAATCACTTTATTAATTGATGGTATATTAAATAAAATTTTACTTGGATTTCTTTTATGTATTATTTTATTTGAAAACTTTTTACTTGGAATACTTTTTATGATTTTATTATTAACTCTTCAAATAGAAAACCAAAATAATAAAAATAATATCGAAGGATTCCAAGCATATTATCACCATTAAATTAAATTAAAAAAATAATATTTATTGAATTAATTTATTCAAAAATTAAGTTTTAACATCATATTTATTAATTATATATTTATTTTTAAAATGTTTGTTTATATTATGATATTTCAAACATTTAATAATTTAAATCAAAGTAAATATTTTGCTGGTATTATGATGTTAATACTTAATTTAGGTTCTAAATACATTACAATGGAACTTAGTGAATCACAAGATGAATTATTAAGAAACAAAATTATTAGAAGATTTTTGGTTTTTACTGTCGTTTTTGTAGCAACAAGAGATATATTTGTTTCATTAATTTTAACAGGTATATTTATTATTTTAGTTAGTGGTTTATTTAATGAAAATAGTACTTATTCCATAGTAACCAAACCTGTAATTAGTAATGTTAATGACGAAGAATATAGGCAAGCTTTAAAAATTGTTAAAAGTTATGAGTTTCAAAAAAAAAAGAAACACCAAAACAATTAAGTTTTTAATTAATATTTTAATTAATATTTTATAGTTTGTATTTTTATACTTTTTATTTTTATACTTTTTATTTATAAGTGAACTATTATAAATATTAAATATAATACGTATGAAAAACAATAATAATTAATACTAAAATAATATGAATTATCAAAGTGATATAATAATTGGACTTCAAAATTTTAATGAAGGTAAAACAAAGCAATTAAATAGATTATTAGGAGAAAATTATTACGACTTATGTATTAAAATAAATGGTGGAACAGAAAATTCATTATTTAAATTTAGAAATGAGTTTATACATCTCAAAGAAATACCATATTCTATTTTAATGGGTGTAGACACCCTTATAAGTGATAGTTGTATAATAAATTATGATAATTTAAAAGAAGATATTACTAAACTAAATGAATTAAATATTTCTTTAAAAAAACTTCATATAAGCAATAATGCTATTATAACAACAAATAAAAATAATTCTTATGCAAGTTTTAGAGAAAAAAATAAACATGATATAAAAAATAAGGTTATAAATGAATGCTTGAAAGTAAAAGATATAACATTTATGGAATATTATTATTTATTTTTACATAATTCAATACAAAGAGTAAATACCTTTGAGTTTTTAAAAAAATATAAAAAAATAATTGTATACCAATTTCTTAGTTTTAATAATGATATTGATTATGGTTCATATTATTTAAATTCATGCTTTCATTGTAGTTCTTCTTTTTGTACAAACACAATAAATTATAAAACAATTTCTAATATTTATGGTGTAAGCTCATTATATGAAATTTTTGATGATGAAAAAATGCATAATAAAGAATTAGATAAAATAAAAAATATAGAGGTATTTAATAAATATTTAGATTGGTTAAATTTAGATGTACTTATTGATAATATAAATATAAATAATGTTAATATGGTTTTATTTACAAAATCAGATATATTATTATTCTTGGATGTTTTTAAACTATACCATAGAAAAAAACTTATATCATTTCATTCTCTTGAAGCGTTTAAAATTTATTTAAAAGAACAAATTAATTTGAAATGCGATGTTAGTAATATAAATTTTATTTTTAATTATTAATTTTTGTTTACATTTATTTCTAGAAATATATTAATGGATGAAAATAAATATCTAAAAAAGTTTTGTAAGAGTAAAAAAACAGGGAAATTATATTACAATAAAGAAAAAAAAATACTTGAATATATATCATTTTATAAAGATCCAAAGGATTCTAAATTAAAATCCCACAAATTATCTTTTAAAAAAAATAAGAAAGGCAAATATCACATATGCAAAGATAAAAATTGCAATAAAGAAGAATATATTAAAAGTAAAAAAAAAAAATCATTTAGTAAATCACAAATTCTAAAACTTTTAAAGAGCCTTGATGACCCACGCGCTAAATCAATTACAAAAAAACTTGATATTGAAGATATAGCTTCTAAAATAAAATTAAAAAAATTAACAAAAAAGAAAAAAGCACAAATTTATAATGAATGCAAAAAATCTAAACTTAAAAAAAAAAATTTAGGTTTAATTCTAAAAAAATTAAAAAATTTAACAAAAAAGAAAAAACAAAATAATTCAACAAAGAAACCTGTTCAAAAAATTATAATTCAAAAACAGATTGAAAAACCAAAAGAAGTAAGTACAACAGAAACTCCTAAAATAAAAGTTAAACAAGAAACTCCAAAAGAAGAAGTTAAACCCGAAGAAGCAGAAAAAACTAAAAAATTAGAGGAAAAAATACAAAAATTAAGAGAAGAAAGAAAAGAATTAAAAGAAAAATTAAAAGAGACACCAGATGATTCAGAAAAAAAT